GAGGCGATGGGGGCGGCCCGGGGGACCAAGCTCAACGTGCTCGGGCCGCGGGGTGGGGCCAAGTCGACCATCGGCACCCTGGCCTATCCGTTGCACAGCGCCGTGGACCGGCGGGAACCTTACATCTGGATCGTCTCCGACACCAAGCACCAGGCCGCCGCCCACCTGGAAAACATCAAGACTGAACTGGTCGACAACCCGCGGCTGGCCGCCGACTTTCCCCAGGCCGCCGGCCAGGGTCCCGTCTGGCGGAGCAACTCGATCGTGCTCCGCAACGGCGTGACCATCGAGGCCTTCGGCACGGGGCAGCGGATTCGCGGCCGTCGCCGTGGCGCCCATCGCCCCACGTTGATCATCTGCGACGACCTGCAGAACGACGGGCACATCGGGTCGGCCTTGCAGCGCGAGCGGTCGCGGATCTGGTTCCACGGGACCCTGATGAAGGCCGGCACCGGCCGCAGCAACGTGGTCAACCTGGCCACCGCCCTGCACCGCGAGGCGCTGGCCGTCGAGCTGCACGAAACGCCCGGCTGGAACTCGCGGATCTTCCGGGCCATCCAGCGCTGGCCCGATCACATGACCCTCTGGCAAGAGTGGGAGGCGCTGTACACCGACGTCCGCAACCCCCGCTACAAGCAGGCGGCCTGGAACTTCTATCAGCAACACGGCGCAGCGATGACCGCCGGCGCCCGCGTCCTTTGGCCGGAGGAAGAGGATCTCTACGGGCTGATGTGCATGCGGGCCGAGAGCGGACATACGGCCTTCGAGCGGGAGAAGCAGAATTCGCCGGTCAACCCGGAGCTGTGCGAGTGGCCCGAGGCGTACTTCGACGAGACCATCTGGTTCGAGACCTGGCCGGAGAATCTGCTGGTGAAGGCGCTCGCGCTGGATCCGAGCAAAGGCAGCGACTCCCGGCGGGGGGATTACTCCGCGCTGGTGATGCTGGGTGTAGACCGGCAGGGAATGCTGTACGTCGAAGCCGACCTGGCGCGCCGACCGACGCCGCAGATCGTGGCCGACGGCGTGGAGCTGTACCGGAAGTTCCGGCCGGACGTGTTCGGCATCGAGGCCAACCAGTTCCAGGAGCTGTTGGGCGGGCAGTTCGAGGCCGAGTTCCGGCGGCAAGGGATCCTGGGCGGGCGGCCGCTGCCGCTGGAGAACCGGACCAACAAGCTGGTCCGCATCCGCCGGCTGGGCCCGTACCTGGCTGGCCGGCGGCTCCGCTTCAAGAGCGACAGCCCGTCCACGCGGCTGCTGGTCGAGCAGCTCAAGGAGTTCCCCGCCGGCGACCACGACGACGGTCCCGACGCGGCCGAGATGGCGATTCGCCTGGCCGCCGACCTGCTCCAAGGCCGGAGGGTCAACGACGGGTTGGGAAGTCGATTGCCGGTGGGGTAAAGGATGAATGCTGAATGCTGAATGCTGAATGCTGAATGCTGAATGCTGAGTGCTGAATGCCTGATGTGCAACCAGACGGTTTAGCGGCCGGGCTTGCCCGGCGCGTCCTGGGGGACCGCGAAGGGTCTAGCGGCCGCCGGCACGGCGGCCAGAATTCGAGCCACACACAACAATATCGAAAAGGAAACCAGACCATGGAACAAAGCCCCGCGACCGATCAAGGCAAATCGAACGGAACCGCCGGCCCGGCGGCCGATCCGCGCCTCAGCCGGCTGCAGCGACGATTGCGGGAGGCCTTCGACGAACTCTGGGACAACTTCGTCGACCCGGCCGACGCGCTTTACGACGAAGACGGCCTGCGCTGGACCCAGCTCGGCGGTGAAGGGACGCCCGGCTCGGCGGCAGAGCGTCCTTGCGTCGACCAGCAGCAGCTCGGCGAAGTGCGTGCCCAATGCCGGCTGCTGGCAGTGACCAACGAGTTCGCCATCAACGGCCACGAGAACCGCGTCAACTACATCGTGGGCGCCGGGCATACCTACCGGGTCAACGCGAAAAGGAACCAGGCCGTCTCCGAGCAGACGCTCGGCGAGGTACAGGCCGTGCTGGACGAATTCGACCGCACCAACAAGTGGCACCAGCGGCAGCAGGAGATCGTGCGGCGGAAGGACCGCGACGGGGAGTGCTTTCTGCGGCTGTTTGCCACCGCGGACGGGACCACCCGCGTCCGCTTTGTCGAGCCCGACCAGGTTGCCACGCCGCCAGAGCGGGCCAGCGACCGGGCCGCCTCTTATGGCATCCAGACTGATCCGCACGACGTGGAGACCGTGTTGGGCTACTGGGTCGACGGCGCGATGATCGACGCCGCCGAGATCCAACACCGCAAGCTGGGTGTGGACGCCAACGTGAAACGGGGCCTGCCGCTCTTCTACCCGGTGCGAAAGAACCTCCGCCGGGCCGAAAAGCTGCTGCGGAACATGAGTGTGGTGGCCGAAATCCAGTCGGCCATCGCCCTGATCCGCAAACACGTCTCCGCCACCGCCGCTGGGCTGGAGCAGTTCGTCCAGAACCAGGCCGACTTGAGCGTGACCAGCCAGAGCACCGGGCGGACCAGCCACTTCAGGCATTACGCACCCGGCACGATCCTAGACGCCATGGCCGGCACGGAATACGAGTTCCCGGCCGCCGGCATCGACGCCAGCCGCTTCGTGGTCATCCTCCAGGCCGAGCTCCGCGCGATCGCCAGCCGGCTGGTGATGCCCGAGTTCATGCTCACCAGCGACGCCTCGAACGCCAATTACGCCTCGACGATGGTGGCCGAGGGCCCGGCCGTGAGGATGTTCGAGCGACTCCAGCACGACATGCTGGAAGACGACCTGGAGCTGATGTGGCGGGTGGTCCGCCATGCCGTGGAGGCGGGCCGGCTGCCGGCGGAGGTGCTTGGCGCGATCGAGATTCGCGGGATCGCTCCCTCGCTGGCCGTCCGCGACCGGCTGCGAGACGCCCAGGCCGACCAGATCCTGTTGCGCAACGGGGCGATGTCGGTGCAGACGATGGCCATGCGTCACGGGCTGGACCCGGAGCAGGAACAGCAGTTGATCGGCCGGCGTGAGGGGCGCGATCGGTAGGGCAATCTTGTACGCCCACGATCGGCGACTGAGTGGACCCACATAGAGAGTTGTGCTCATGGTGTGTGCCACTGCTTGGCAGAAGCAGTGCTGACCGGCAAGCATACCCGCACTGCTTGCCTGGCGGCAAGCAGTGGCACACGTCGTCTCGGCTTGAGTGTCTGTGCGGGCCCACTTAGGCTCGTCAACTGTCGCTGTTTGCGGCGGGCGGCTGACTTGTCTCACGAAGGCAGCCTCGGGGTGACAGACGGTTGTCACCCCTTTCGCTCCGCTACGGCGAAATTCTCGCCGGGGTGACAGACTCTGTCATCCCGATCCTTAGACTCCTCCCATCTTTCCCATCTGTAACTGCTTGAGTTCGAGGATGCCGGGGCAGCGCGCGCTTTGAGGTCGGAAATGAGTCCGGCCGAAATCGCCCCTCCCACATGGATGCCCGGGGGACTCTGGCCGGCCCGCAGTCGGGCCGAGGTGAGGTTTTGCCTGGGGGAACGGCGGGAAGTGGAGCGGACCACGCTACGGCTGTTCGGCAGACTGCTACAACGCTGGGAGTACGCGGGACTGGCCGGCGCACCCGACGACGCCCGCGTGGAGCTGGGCACCTGGCAGGACGAGCTGTCTCTGGAGCTGGGCGATCCGCGTGCCAGCCAATACCGCGGGTATCTGTACGTCCGCCGCCGCGGGCCCGCGCTGGTGATGTTCAACGCGGGCCTTCACATCCTTCACAGCGGGATGCAGCGGTGGGGATGGGGGCTGCGGGTCTTCCACCGGCAGCTCGAAAACGCCACGGTTTTGGGCATCGCACGCATCGAGGCCGTCGCCGGGCGGCGCGACGACGAAAACGGCTATTACACCTGGCCTCGCTTCGGGTTCGAGGGTCGCTTGCCCCGGAAGATCCAAGCGAGGTTGCCGCCGGGCCTGGGGTCCGCCCGCACGGTGCTCGATCTGATGGAATCTGACCGCGGCAGGCTGTGGTGGCAGCGGCACGGCTGCACGATTCGGGTGGTGTTCGACCTGGCCGACGGCAGCCGTTCGCGCGAGGTCTTCCGGCGATACGTCGACGAGAAGCTCCAGGGCGTCGGTGCCGATGTTGTGGCGGCGGGTGGCTGGGGTCGACGGGCACCAACGCAAAGCGTTGGTCGGTGAGCCCCCAGACCGCCGGATTTCCGGGGGCTCGCTGACGCTCGACCCCGGCCACCCCGCGCTAGACCATCCGGAGTTGGAACTACTGAGGTGGCCAAAAAGAAGACTTGAAAACCCGACGGTGATGTTGTATGGTGGTGCTCGATGATCACGCCAGCCAAGTCACCGGCAAACGCGCAGAAGGTCACGCAGCTCGAGCTGGCATTGGCCGAGATCCTCGCGGAGGCCCTGCGACGCGGTTTCTTCGGCACGGCCGCCGTCGAGTTGAGCGTTCAGGACGGGACCATCCAGCACATCCGGCGGAGGGTGGAACGCATCGAGAAGTAAGTACGAACAACAAACAAGTTGGTATCTGAGAGAGCTCGTCTTCGGGCGGGTATCTGCAAGAGCCCACGGCGAACCACGGCGGTTCCCGGCGGGCTTTTTTTGTTTTCCATACGCGGAAGGAAAGGCAATGACCGAAACGCTCCAGGAGTTCTGCGATTCGCGCGGCGTGGCCGTGCGGGTCGATCGCCAGGCGGGGGTAATCCGGGGGGTGAAGATCCTGGGACTCCAGTCTCGCAACGGGCGGAGCTACCTGCCCGAGGCGCTCGTCCGGGCCGCTGGGCTCTACGAAGAGGCCAAGGTCAACGTGAACCATCCCAAGGGCAATCCGGGCGGCCCACGCGATTACCAGGACCGAATGGGCGTGATCCGCAACGTGGACGTTCGCGCAGGCGAGGGCCTGTTCGCGGATTTCCACTTCAATCCCAAGCACGCCTTGGCGGAGCAGCTCGTCTGGGACGCGGAACACGCTCCGGAGAACGTCGGCTTCTCGCACAACGTCCAGGCCCAGACCCGGCGCGAGGGCGACCGCCTGGTCGTCGAGGCGATCACCAAGGTGCAGGGCGTCGACCTGGTGGCCGATCCGGCCACCACGCGGGGGCTGTTCGAGTCGAGCGAGGGTAGTCCTAGGTTGTCGGAGAGGGTGGCTGGGGTCGAACGAAGTGAGCCCCCAGACCCCCGGATCCCCGGGGGCTCGCTTGCGCTCGACCCCGGCCACCCCAACTCGCACCAGCCGAACTTGGCTGCGGGGGAAGGGGACAGTCCCATTTTCGCTGCGCGAGAATCGGGACAGTCCCCGGCGCGAGAATCGGGACAGTCCCCGCGGCCCGGCTTGTCGCTGGACGACCTGAAGCGCGACTATCCCGAACTGGTCGAGGCCGTCTGCCGGGAGCAGGACGGCGAGCTGAGCCGGCTGCGGGCCGAGGTCGAGCGGCTACAGGCCCGGGAAGCGATCCACGAGAAGCGGCTCTTGGCTCGGCGACTGCTGCGGGAGTTCAACCTACCCGATCCCGACGCGGCCGACCCGCAGGCCCGATCGATCGTCGGCGACCGCTTCCTGGAATCGCTCCTGGCTGCCGAGAACGAGCAGGCGATGCGGGAGCTAGTCCGGGAGCGGGCGGACCTGGTCCGGAGTCTGGGTGGGACCGAGCCGCTGCGCAGGGGATTCGACGGCAGGCCGCTCTCGCGCGATCAACACCTCCTGCACTGTCTTCCCAAGCTTGACACCAAGGGCTTTGTCGAGGCCATTACCTGAGAGTTGAGGGTTGAGGGTTGAGAGTTGAGGGGCAAGGACACAGGCGCCAAGGGCTTGGGCCGCACCCTCTCAACCCTCAACTCTCAACCCTCAACCCTCAACTCTCAACCCTCAACTCTCAACCCTCAACTCTCAACCCTCAACTCTCAACCCTCAACCCTCAGCCCTCAACTCTCAACCCTCAACTCTCAACCCTCAACCCTCAACCCTACCCTACGGGAGACCTACCGAATGAGTGACAAGATGCGTTGGAGATACGGGGACACCAACCCCGTGGTGGCGGCCATCGATTCCGCCACGGCGATCGAAATCGGCGATCTGGTATGGCTGGATACGGACGACGCCAAGCCGGCCTCGGCCCAGGCCGACCAGGGGAGCGAAACGGCCAACCAAGAGAAGTTTGCCGACAAGTTCCTGGGCATGGCCATGCAGCGGAGCCGCAGTGGAGACACGTCCCCGATCCGCGTGGCCACCACCGGCGTGTTCGAGCTGGATTGTCCCAGCGGGACCTTCGAGCTGGGGGACCTGCTGGGCGCGGATGAGAACGCCGCCGGCAACGCCCTGCTCAATCAGCAGGTGGCCAAGGTCACGGCCAGCAGTCGTGCGATTGCCCGGGTGGCCAAGCGGGAAGCCAGCGCCAGCACCAACGTGCTGGTCGACGTCCGCTCGACCGTGATGACCGGCGGCGTCGAGGGGAGCAGCCCCAGCGGCGTGTAGGCACGAATCTGCCTGAGGTGGTTCCGGAATTCGGCACTGTAGGAGGCGACTCCCGTCGCCGATGGGTGCCGTCCGGATCGCGTCGGCGTCTGGAGACGCCTCCTACAAACGAGTATTGCGTGTGCCTTTTCCCGGACACCTTCATCTACCGCTTAAGGAGACCAAGACGTGAGAGCGATCAAATATCGCGAGCTGAAGCAGATGTACGACAAACTCGGCCGTGCCGAGTGCGTCAGGCATCTCACCGAGGCCCTCGGGCAAGGGCAACTGAAGCCCGAGGATTTCAGTATCCGGGAGCTGGCCGAGGTCACGGTAGGCCCCGAGCAGGTCCGGCAGATGGATCCCCGCTACGGCGGCGGCGTCGAGCTGCTGGAGGCCGGCGAAGGCGTCGACGTGACGGCCTTCTCCAACATCACTGGGCAGGTGGTCCGCTCGAAGATCCTGGAGAGCTACACCCAGGATGCCTTCGTCGTCTCCAGGCTGGTCGACACCATCCCCACCCGCCTGGACGGCGAGAGAATCCCCGGCATCGGCCGCCTGAGCGACGAGGTCGCCGAGGTCCGGCCCGGTATGCCGTACCCCAGTCTGGGGTTCGCCGAGGACTACATCGAGACGCCGCAGACGACCAAGCGCGGGTTCATCGTGCCGGTGACCAAGGAGGCCATCTTCTTCGATCGGACCCACCTGATCCTGCAGCGGGCGGCCGAGGTGGGCGAAGTCCTGGGCCTGAACAAGGAGAAGCGGCTGATCGACGTGCTGATCGGCGTGACCAACAACTACAAGTGGAAGGGCACCGCGTACAACACCTACTACGCCTCGGGCGGCGGCGGGCCGTGGGTCAACGTCACCGACGACGAGCTGGTCGACTGGACCGACGTGGACGCCGCCGAACAGCTCTTCGCCGACATCCTCGATCCCAACACCGAGGAACCCGTGCTGGTGAAGGCCACCACCGTGCTGGTGATGCCGGCCTATCGCCACGCGGCGCACCGCGTGTTCAACGCCGCCGAGATCACCTACACCGCGGTAGATGCGGAGACGGCCACCACAGCCGCCAACCCGCTGGGTAACTACCGCGTGGTGGAGAGCCGGCTGGCCTACCGCCGGATCATCGCCTCCGGCGAAGCGGCGGCGGACGCCAAGAAGTGGTGGTTCATCGGCGATTTCAAGAAGGCCTTCGCCTACATGGAGAACTGGCCGATCACGGTGACCCAGTCTCCGCCCAACAGCGAGGCCGAGTTCAACCAGGACATCGTGCTGCGGTTCAAGGCCAGCGAGCGTGGCGCGGCGGCGGCGATCAACCCGCGCTACGTCGTCAAGAGCACCGGCGCCGGCAGCGGCAGCGGCACGTAGGGGCCAGGGGCCAGGGACCAGCGGCGGGTGGCTGGGGTCGATGCCCGTGCACCCCGGCTACCCCGAATCGGACCAGCCGAATTTGCAGGCACTGTCACAGGAGCCACCACAATGGCAACCCACACTGAACTGTTCGAGTTGTATTCGGATTCCGCTCTGCGCAACAGGGTGGAGGTCGCCTTGATTCTGGCGGCGGAGGCTGTCCGCAGCGAGGATCCGGCCACGCCCAATCACGCCGCGCGGCTGGTGTGGGCTCGAGAGGTCTTCTCCAACCCCCAGACGTGGCTGATGCCGACGTTTCGGCTGCTGCTGGCGGCCAACCACAGCGAGGAAGCCGCCCAGATCGCCGCCGCCAGCGACGCGCTGCTGGTGGGCAAAGTGGTCGAGGCGGTGGATTTCTTCGCGCCGGAGGTGGGCGATGGCCAATGAAGTCTTGGTCAAACAGGGCACCGGCAAGGTCTGGAAGCAGAGCGGCGGCGACTACGCCATCACCCTGGCCAGTCTGGCCGACAACGCGGGCCGCTGCGGTGTCAAGGGTGACTTCGGGGCAAAGTTCGCCGCTCGGTACGCCGTCACCCTGGAACTGAACCTGGACGTGGCCCCCACGGCCGGCAAGACGATCGAGCTCTACTGGGCCGCCTCGCGCGACGGCACCACCTTTCCCGGCGGGGCCACCGGGACCGACGCGGCCTACAAGCCGGGCGAAGTCGACGAGTGGAAGAAGCAACTGCTGTTGATCGGCTGCCTGGTCGTGACCAACGACGCCGAAGCGGTGGTGCAGACCCAGGTCTTCGTCTTCTCTCCGCCCGCCCGCTACGGCTGCCCGGTGGTGGTCAACAAGGCGGGCCAGGCTTTGGAGGGCAACGACAACGCGCACCGGATCACGTTCACGGCACTGATTGACGAAGTGCAGTGAGGGTTGAGAGTTGAGGGTTGAGAGTTGAGGGTTGAGAGTTGAGGGTTGAGAGTTGAGGGTTGAGAGTTGAGGGTTGAGAGTTGAGGGTTGAGAGTTGAGGGTTGAGAGTTGAGGATGTCGTTCCCAACCCCCTCGCCACCTCACCCCGTCACCCCTTCACCCGCTCGCCTTTCACCCCTGACGCCTGCCCCCTGCCCCGTGACTCCTGGCCCCTGACCCCTGGCCCCTGGCACCTGACCCCTGACCCCTCGCCCCTACCCATGATCGCCGCACCGCCGCAAACTCGGAGCTACGCCCAAGGGTTCGCCCGCCGTCGCGGCGAGTCGGCCTACCCGGAACTGTGGGACGGACTGAGCGCGCTGTACGCCCCCTGCCTGGGTCCTACCGGCGGGCGTGTGCCCAACTGGTCGGCGCACGGCCCTGCGCATGACGGGACCTTCAGCGGCCTGGACGTCGGCCAGGATTGGGTCAGCACCAGGTTCGGTTGGGCAGTCGATCTGCCTGGATCGAACGGGCATATCGACTGCGGCAGTCCCTCAGCACTGGCGATCAGCGGGCGGCCGAACTTGAGCATCTTCGGGCTGATCAAGCTGCAAGAGGCCGCCACCTATCGCGGGATCTGGGACAACTCCCAAGGCACGGATCCCACGCTGTTTCGGCTTAGCTTCAGCACCTACGACAACTACCTCAGGCTGGTGATCGGCGACGGCACGGGCTACGCGTCTTTCTACTCCAATGCCGTCCTCAGTTTGGACAAGTGGCTACACGTCGGCGTGACCGTGAGTGCCGACAATAGCATCGTCTTTTACTACAACGGCGCGGCATGCGGTCTGGCGACTCTCAATCGTGACCTGGCACCCTCCACGGCGTCGTGGAAGATCGGCAGAGCCCTGGGATACGCCAGCCGCGGGCTGGGCGGCTTGATGGCGGCCCTGGCCGTGTACGACCGCGTCCTGCCGCCGGGCATGGCCATGCGGCTTTGCCGCCTGCCCGTGGCCCCACTGTGTCCGCGCGGCCGGGTGTTGGGCATGCTGCCGGCAATCGGCGGCCCTTACCGCATAGCGGCCGCGCAGGCGTTTGAGACCGGGGCCGCGGCGGGAGACCTGTTCCACACGGGTGCCGCAGAGGGCGAAGTCTTCAACACCGGAAGCATCATCGGAGAATGCGATGGCCGCAGCGGCTGATACATTCGGCACGGCGCTGAAAAACGGCTCGGCAACCCTGCTGGCCCGAGTCGTCGGCAAAGACGGCGCCCACATCGTCCAGGCCGACATCGCTTCGGCCAAGTATTCGGTCTATCTGCTCGACGACCAGGACGCGGACAGCCGCGCGGCCGTGACCGGCCACAGCGACGTCGCCCTGAACGTCTCCGACCTGGTCTTCAATACGCTCCAGAACGACCCGCTCTGGACCGTGGACGAGACCGGCTACAACTTCCGGCACGTGCTGGACGTGACGGAGCACCAGGCCTTCACCGTGGCCGGGCGGCGGTTCCTGGTGGAGTTCGCGCTCACGCCCAACAGCGGACAAGTGATCCTGGTCCGCTTCCGCATCAACGTAATCTGAGGTAGGCCATGCCCAGCGACGCCCAACAGATCGCTACCATCAAGACCCAGACCTTGGCCCGTATCGCCGAGATCACGGCCCAGCCCAAGCCGACCTACAACGTCGACGGGCAGATGATCGCCTGGGGAGACTACCTCGATCAGCTCCGGCAGACCGTCGACTGGTGCAACCAGAAGCTGGCCGGTGAGGAGCCCTTTGAGTTCCAGAGCCGGGGATATACGTGAGAAATGACGAAGCATGAATGACGAATGACGGTAGTTCCAAGTTTGGGGAAGGGGTGGCTGGGGTCGAACGTAAGTGAGCCCCCAGACCCCGGACTTCCGTGGGCTCGCTGGCGCTCGACCCCGGCCACCCGACGCGGACTGGAAGACCCATGACCATCAGCTTTGACCCCGACGGCGACTTCGCCGAAGTGCTGGACGGCCTGGAGACTGTGACGCTGCGGCGCCGCGGCTCGATTGAGGCTACGGTCGTGACGCACGCGCTGCGCCGCGCCGCGACCACCCGCGAGCCTACGCTCCATAACCGCTACAACACGCAGAAACAGGTCCCCACCGGCGGCCTGCACACGGCCAGCGAGGTCAGTTGGCACCTGCCCACCGAGCAGCTCAGCGATCCGCCCGGGCTGGGCGACGCGATCGTCGACGGCGACGGCCGGCGGTGGACGATCCTCGACGTGCAACTGGCCACGCTGCGGACCCGCTGGCAGTGTACCGCGTGCAACCTGGCGGTGGTCTACGGGCTGGACGATACCGTGACCATCCTCAAGGCCGGCTATGTCAAGGGTGACGGCGGGGCCGCCGAACCGACCTGGCGCCCCTGGAGGACCGGCGTGCGGGCGAGGATCCAACCTGCCGCGGCCGACGTGGGCAGCGGCCAACAGGCGCGGCGAACGACCCGCCGGTATCAGATCTTCGTCGAAGAAGACGTTGCGCTGGACCACAACCATCGGATTCAGGGACCCGACGGAACCATCTACAGGGTCCGCGCCACCCTCGGCGCCGAGCGGATCGGAGAACTCCAGACCATCGACGCGGAGGCAGTAAGCTAAATGAACCTGGCCCAAGTCATTCACCAGCGCTGGGCGGCCGACGGGGCGCTGAACGCCCTGCTGCCGGCGTCCCGCCTGTATACCGGCATGAGCGTCGACCCCACGCCGCCGTACGCCGTGATCACCAGGCAAAGCGACCGGCCGGCGGCCGTCTTCAACGACGGCTCCGCGGTAGATCGGGTCGGCGTCCGCGTGCAGGTGTTCCACGACAACTACGACGCCGGCGCAGCCATCGTTCACCAGGTCAAGGCGGCATTCCACCTGGCCGAGTTTGCGCTGGCCGGCAGCGACAAGGTGCTCGGCATGCAGCGGTCCAACGACTTCGAGCGCCAAACCGACGACGGCCTGTGGCAATTCGTGGTCGACTTCCAGTGTACGGTCTATCTGGCATCGGGGGTGTAGGGAAAAAGGGGACAGGCGCATTTTGCCGGAACGGCCCGGAGGGTGCTTCGCACAAAATGCGCCTGTCCCCTTTTTCACGGGAGTTTAAGATGGGTTTCAAGGCAGAAGTCAAGGCGTCGGTGGGCTGGAACTGGAGCGACGGGGCCGTCGACAACCAACGGCTGGACTACGCCGGGCGGCTCTCGGAGGGCAACGGCGACAACCAGGCCGAGGCCGTCTGGCACGCCGAAAACCAGACGCTGGCCGACGCCGCATCGACCACGCTTGACCTCAGCGCGCTGACGCGGAACATCCTGGGCGATCTGCACACCGTGACCTTTCTTAAGGTCAAGGCCCTGCTGATCGTCAACCAGGGCACCAGCGGCGGCCAACTGCTCGTCGGCGGCGCCGCGGCCGACGAGTGGTCCGCACCGTTCGGCGCCGACGGCGACCAGGTGGTTGTCCCCCTGGACAGCCCGCTGTTGTTGGCCAACCGGCAGGCCGGTTGGAACGTGGACCAGGCGAACAGGAATCTGAAGCTGGCCGCCAGCGGCGGCGGCGTGACCTACTCGATTGCCATCGTGGGCACGATCACCGCCGCGGGCTCCAGCTCGGGAGCCTAGGCATTCGCGCGAAGATGAGTTGTGCAGATCAGCGAGTTGTAGGAGGCGACTCCAGTCGCCGACGAAAGGAGTGATTCGCGGACCAGTCGGCGTCTGGAGACGCCTCCTACACTCCCGCAACCGCACAAGGTGTTCCTGCGCGGGTCGCAAAGGACACCTCTCACACGGGAAGAACAGGATATGACGATCGCGTTCAAGGAGCTTGCCGGTTCGCCGCTGGAGACCTACGGCCCCGACGGCATGAAGGCCCAACGGGTTTTGGTCTGCGGCTGGGACGACCGGGAACTGGTGGTCGAGCAACTGCTGGGCGACGGCTACGAGTTTGGTGGCCGCGGCCGGGCGGGGTACCCCGACAAGCCCGACGTGGTGGCCATGCGGGTCCGCTGCGAGCCGCTGGCCGACGACGTTACGCCGCAAGTCCTCGCAGAACTGACCGAGGGGCTCAACCATTACAACGGCTTTGCCAAGGTCACCGTCAACTACGAGCTGCTGGCTGCCTGCGACCGGACAGACCTGCCGGCCGTCGAGGAGGGGACGCTGCTGACGTATCGGCAGCAGCCGGGCGATGAGACGATGATCTTGCCCGGCCACGCCTTGACCTGGGCCGGCGCCCCCGGCGTTCCCGTGCCGCCCGAGGCCGTGCCCGCGATCCACGTCCCCATCGTCGAGCATCAGTTCACCTGGCACCGGGTGGTCCGTCCGCCCTGGGAGGCGATTCGCCAATGCGTGGGCACCGTCAACGACGCGGAGTTCCTGGGGGCAGCGGCCGGCACGGTCTTGTTCGCCGGGGCGACCAGCGAGCGCGAGTTCATCCGCATTGGCGAGCTGGCCAACCCGGCGTTGAACTGGCGGATGGGCTATCTGTTCCGGGAGAAGGCCGTCAAGACCGGCGGTGGCAGCGTCGCCGGCTGGAACCACGCCTATCGCTCCCTGCCGGCCGACGACCCCGGCTGGGACGAGCTGGTCGATGCCGGCGGCAACCGGCCCTATCGGTCCAGCGACTTTTCGCCACTGTTCCAGTTCGCGGCGGCAGACTAGGAGGATCACAAAGACGCGACGCCGCATTTTGCCAGAATAGCCCCGCCCGGGAGGGCGGGGTAGACATCTTGTGAGAATAGCCCCGCCCGGGAGGACGGGGTCGACATCTTGTGAGAATAGCCCCGCCCGGGAGGGCGGGGTCGACCACGTCGGCATCCCGGGAACCCCGCCCTGCCGGGCGGGGCTGCCAGGAACCCCGCCCTGCCGGGCGGGGCTGCCGGGGAGCCCAACAAACGCGCACTTACTTTGGTAAAGGGTGACAATGGCAGAAAGTGAACCTGGCGTCCCGCTCCCCGCTCCACCGGGAACGCTGATCGCTCTGTTTGAGCTGACCCAGGCGCTGGTCTATCCCGACGGGACCGATCCGGACGAGCCGGACGTGCCCTTCACCCCAGGGGCGAAGCAGGTCTGGCTCGATCACGGCGACGACCAGTACGGCGGCACCGCCCACTCGCCCGACACGACACTCTATCACCCCACTGCCTTCCGCGACGCGGCCGGGTTGCCGACGGGTACGCCCACGTTCTGTGCGGGGATGCGATGCTACGCCTGGTACAACCGCCAGAGCGGCCGCTGGGAGATCATCGCCCCGGCGCTAAACCTCGTGCGGATCGAGCTGGCGGCCACGCTGATGCCGGGCGACACCTCCGTCACCGCCAACCTGGTCGACGACCCCGCCGAGCCCGAAATCACCGTCTACCTGACCTCGGCGGATTACTACGGCGTGGGCCGGGCAGGCAGCGGCACCTACGGCCACGCCGGCACGCTGGGCCTGGCCCTCTGGAGCCCGGTCCGCAGCCGGTGGGAGCTCGTCATCCTACAGGCGAAGCTGATCTCGGAAGGCAAGGCCGACGGGGCGATCACCACGGGCACAACCGGCACGGTCTCGCTCTGGTGGAAGGACTACGCGACCGGGAACCTCGTCGACAGCGGCCATGACGTTACGGCGCTGAACTGGCTGGGGCCGGACATCGCCCAGGGCGACAAGGTCGTCGTCTGCTACGACCGGCAGGAGAACCGCTGGACGGTGATCAGGGCAGAATAGGCATCGGGCGAGAGATCAGTTCTGCGTCGCTTTGCTGAATATCGAGTGTCGAACAGGGAACGTCGAAGGACGAGGGACGCCGCGCGAAACGCCTGCTTCGCACTTCGACACTCCTTGTTCGATATTCAGTAGTTCCAAGTCTGGGGAGCGGGTGGCTGGGGTCAACGGGCACCGACGGGGCACCATGCGAAGCATGGTCGCGTTGGTCGATGAGCCCCCAGAGCCCCGGCTTTCCGGGGGCTCGCTGGCGCTCGACCCCGGCCACCCGACGAGAACCATGCGCGAGCACGTCTTCGTCTGCGGATACCCCGGCGACGTTGGCGGGGCAAATACCGAGCTGTGGCACACCGTTAGGCTGTGGCGAAGGTTCGGGCTAAGCGTGACGCTGATCCCGACCTGGAACGCCGAGCCGAAATGGCAGGCCCGCCTCGAACAGATCGGCTGCCGCACCGTCGAGAGCGGCCCCGACAAGCTGCGAGACGTGCCCGATCTGGCCGGCTCGGTAGTGGTGTCGATGTGCAACACCAAGTTCCTCGCCGCCGCCGAGCGGTTCCGCGAGCTGGGCTGCCGGATCGTCTGGGTGGGCTGCATGAACTGGCTGTTCCCCAGGGAGCGGCTGCACTATCGCCAATACGGCGCGTTCGACCGGCACGTGTTTCAGAGCCGCTTCCAGCATGACCAGCTCGCTGGGCAACTCCGCAGGTTCGGATACGAGGAGGGGCGCGGGCAGGTGATCCGCGGTGCGCTTGACGCCGAGGAGTTTCCCTATTCCCCGCTGGCACACGGCCCGGGCGAGATCTTCACCATCGGCCGGATCAGCCGGGCGGCGGCCGATAAGTTCTCGCCGCGGACGTGGCAGATCTACGGCAAGGTCCCGCATCCGGTCCGTGCCCGGGTGCTGGGCTGGGCCGAGGAGGTCCGCGCGCGGCTCGGCCCGCCGCCCCGCTGGGCCGAATGCCTGCCGGCCGGGAGTCAGGTTCCGCAACAGTTTCTGCCCACGCTCCATGCCCTGGTCCACGCCGGCGGGCAGGCCACCGAAAACTGGCCCCGCGTGGGGCTGGAGGCCATGGCCGCCGGCGTGCCGGTGATCACCGACGACCGCGGCGGTTGGCCGGAGATGATCCGTCACGGCCGGACCGGATACCTCTGCCAGAGCGACGAGCAGTTTGCCTACTACACCGCCCGGCTGGCCTACGACGAAGCGCATCGTCTCGATATCGCCCGACAGGCCCGAGCCAGCCTGGAGGCCGAGCTGGCCAATCCCGAGGTGATCTGGGCCGGCTGGAATACGTTGCTGAAGAGCCTATGAATGCCGCATTGCGCGAACTTCGCCGACGTTACCCCTGGCCCGTGCAGAGGCCGGGCGTGCCTGAAGATTGGCACGGCTGGCTCTGCCCGGAGACGGCCGCGATGCTGCGGCGGCACCTCTCTGCGGATGCGCAGGTCGTGGTCGAGACGGGTAGCTGGCTGGGTATGTCGGCACGCCACATCCTCGGCCACGCCCCCCGCGCCACGCTGGTCTGCATCGACACCTGGCAGGGCAGTCCCGAGCATCGAGAAAACCCCGCTTGGCGCCAGCGCTTGCCCAGGCTCTACCAGACCTTCTGCCGCAATCTCTGGGAGACACGAGCCAGAATCGTGCCCATGCGGACGGACGCGATCGATGGGCTGGCCGAGTTGCACGCCCTGGAGATTGCACCCGACCTGGTCTACGTCGACGACCTGCACGAGTACGACCATGTCCTCTGTGAACTGACGCTGCTCGATACGCAATGGCACACAGTCCGGCTCGTCGGTGACGACTACAACCAGATGGACGTCCAACGAGCTGTGCGGACCGCCGCCGCCGCCACCGGACGAAAGCTTTCCCACAACACGGCCGCCTGGAGCCTGCGATGAATGTGGCCGCCGTCTGCTGCACGTTTCTGCGACCCGAGCAGTTGGGGCACCTCGTCCATTGCTTCCTGAAGCAAGATTACCCCGCCCAGAAGCGGGAACTGGTCATCCTCGACGATGCCGGGCAATACGAGAACCAGCAAGGCGACCGTTGGCGGCTGATCTCCGTGCGAAACCGCTACGCCACGCTCGGCGAAAAGCGAAACGCGGCAGCCGCCCTAGTCTCCAGGGACGTCGAGGCCCTGGCCGTCTGGGACGACGACGATCTCTATCTGCCTTGGGCCCTGCGAGCCTGCGTGGCGGCGCTGAAGCTCGCGCCCTGGTCCCGGCCCAGCCTCGTCTTGCACCCACAAGAGGACGGTTCGCTTCGGCAACACGAGACCGGCGGCCTGTTCCATGGTGGTTGGGCTTATCTCCGCAAGGTCTTTCAAGAGGTGGGCGGATACCCCGCAGAAAACAACGGGGAGGACCAGGCCTTCGCCCAGCGACTGCAACGCGCCGGCGCCACAGAGACCGACCTGATCCGGCTGGGACTGCGACCATTCTACGTTTATCCCTGGAGGACCAGCAACGGCTGGCACCTCTCGGGGATGGGGCCCAACGGCTATCGGCGGCTGGGTGGCCTGCGGGCCGCCGGAGGCCGCCTGGTGATCGCCCCTCCGCCAAACCTCGATCTGGCCTGCCCGAAGATCCTCCCCGGGGTCTTTCCCAGGATGTTCTAGGCGAATGACGAAGCCCGAATGACGAATCGCCGGGTACGCCTGATCCGCGAGGTCACCCGGCCGGGCGGCTCCGGTCCGTGGAACGGGCAGTATGCCCTGCAGAAGGCGCTCTGCGCCCGCAAACCCGATTGGCTGGCGATCGGCGGCCCGCTCCAGGATGGCGAGATCCCCTGGTTCTGGTGCTGGGAGGACCGCGACGCGGCGGCGATGTGTGCCCAGACCGGACAGCCGTTCATCGTGGGCCCCAACGTGCTCTTCGAGCACAGCCGGCGGCCCTGCCGCCTGCCGGCCGAACGCGAAATCTGCCACGCTGCAAGCTGCCGGCTGATGTTCACCGAATCGGCCTGGTACCGCGACCTGATCGAGCGGCACCGGGGGCCGAACAACCGCGCGCCGATTGTGCTCTGGCCTTACCCGATCGACCCCAAACCCGGTGGACCGCTGCCGGCGGAGTACGATCTGTTGGTCTACGCCAAGGGCAACTACCGCCTGGGACTGGTCGCCCGGCTGGCGCGGCATTTCCCCCGCCTGCGATTGCTCGTCTACGGGCAGTTCGCCCGGCAAGAACTCTTCGACGCTGCCCGGCGGTCCCGCTGCTGCCTGTATCTCTCGGAAGACGATCGAGGTCCGTTGGCCCTGGCCGAGATCCTGCTGTCCGGCTGTCCGGCGATCGGCGTCCCCATGGGCGCCCCCTTCATCCAGCCCGGCCGCACGGGCATCCTGCTCGACCGGTTCCACCCGGAGACCTGCCGCGACGCGATACCAGCCTGTCACCAACTCGACCGCCACACCGTCGCCGCCTTGGCCGAAGAGCAGTTCGACATCACGCGGATCGTCGACACGGTGCTCGGTGCACTGCACTACGCGGCCCAGCAAACCGAGGCGGAACCCGCCCAACCGGGTGGCTCCGGCACTCGGAGGGCGGGAGCCCCCGGACGTATTGACGTCACGCGGCTACCCGGGTAG